CGAGGTGTTCCCGTGGCGCGACCAGAAACACCGCAACAACACGCTGCGGCAGAAAGTGTTTCTGGGATCGACGCTGCACATTCGCGGCGGGCGTGCGGCCAAGAACTACCGGCGCCTGTCGGCCGATACCGTGTACTTCGACGAACTGGACGGATTCGACAACGATGTCGAGGGCGAAGGCGATCCGCTGACGCTCGGTGGAAAGCGTGTCGAGGGTGCGACGTTCCCGAAGATCATCGGCGGCAGCACGCCACGCCTCGCCGACCTGTCGATGATCGACCAGCGGCACCGACAGGCCGAGGAGCGGATGCTCTTTCATGTTCACTGCCCGCACTGCGACCACGCGCAGCACCTTGTCTGGGGCGGGCCGTCCGACGAGCGCGGCATGAAGTTCGATAAGGCCGACCCCGAGACCGCCGCCTACCTGTGCGAGTCCTGCGCGGCGCTGTTCACGCAGGCCGACTACCTGCGCACCTACCATCGCGGCTTCTACCGCAACCCGGATACCGGCACCTGGATCGACGCCGCCGGCCAGTTCCGCACCGCAGACGGCAAGACGCGTCATCCGCCGCGTTCGGTCGCGTTTCACATCTGGACCGCGTACTCGCCGATGACTTCGTGGGCGCAGATCGTGCGCGAGTTCCTGTTCGCGTATCAGGATCACGAGCGGTTCAAGACCTTCGTCAACACCACGTTGGGCGAGCCGTGGGAGGAGAAGGGCGAAGGCATCGACCCCGGCTCGCTGCTGTTGCACCGCGAGGTCTACGGCGACCTGCCGCCGCATCACCTGGTGGCCGGCGCGGACGTGCAAAAGGATCGCATCGAGGCAACCGTCGTCGCGTTCGGCGCCGAGGAAGAGGCGTGGGTACTGGAGCACGTCATCTGCGACGGCGAAACGACGACGCCGGAACCGTGGGACGAACTGGCCGATGTGTTCGCCGACTTCGGTGTCCAGCACGCGGTGATCGACTCCGGGTTTAACACCTCGATGGTGTACGCCTTCTGCCGGGGCCGCGAGTGGTGCTGGGCCGCGAAGGGCATGTCGGGACAGCACCGGCCGCTGGTGGAAGATCCCGGCAAGCGTCCATTTGCCTGACCATCACAGCGTCGATGACGAGTACGTCGCGCAGCTCGGCGCCGAGAAGCTGATGGCGCGTCGCCGGCAGGGGCGGCTGATCCAGGAGTGGGTGCAGATCCGTCAGCGCAATGAGGCGCTCGACTGCATGGTGTACGCGCTCGCGGCGCATCGCATGGCCGGCTGGCAACCTCCCGAGGACCGCCAGCAGGTACAACCAACCAAGGCCAAGCGATCCCGCCGGCCTGGCTACGTGAGGAACTGGAAATGACGATACCTAGAGAGATGACCGCAGGCGACAGTGTTTCATTCGACGTGACGCTGGCCGATTACTCTGCACCCGACTGGCAACTGTTCTACACGCTGTTCAACGCCACCGAAGTCATCACGCTGACCTCGGCCGCCGATGACGAAGATCACGCCTTCACCGTGGCCGCATCTGTCACCGCAAACTGGACACCGGGGCGCTATGACTGGACTGCGTATGTCACCGGCCCGGACGCTGCCCGCGTGACGCTGGCCACCGGCAGCGCAATCATCCGCGCCAACCCGGCCACGCTTACCGCCACCGATGGCCGCAGTCACGCCCGCCGGATGCTGGAGGCGCTGGAGGCGACACTGGAAGGCACCGCGACCGCCGAGCAACTGGACACCCTGCGCGCCCGCCACGGCGACCGCGACTGGCAGCGCGACACCGCGAAACTGATCGAGTTGCGCGACCTCTACCGGCGCGAGGTGCGCGCGGAGGATCAGGCCGAAGCCATGGCGCTGGGTGACCAGGTGTCCACGTCGCTCAAGGTGCGTTTCCGCTGATGGGCAAGCACCTGCGCCTGAGCCGGGGGCAGGTGGCGATGTACCTGTCCCTGGCAGACGGCCACCGGACGCGGGCGGCGGAACTGGCGGGCGTGTCCCGGCGCACGTTTCTGCGCGCCATGCAGCACTACCGGGTCCGCTGGCCGCGCTCGGACGCCAAGTTGAAGCTGCGGGAGGTCGAGTGGGCGCGGGATGTCTGCTCGCTCGGCCTGCCTGCCGCGACGGTGGCCGAGCACCTCGGGGTGCACGAAAACACGGTGCGGAAAGCACTGCGGATGGATACCTGGCTCAACATCCGGTAGCTCAACACCGATGTGCCATTTACATGCCCCAAGATATGGGGTATGAGCGCAAATGTTCGTGACGCCAGAACGAAGTTCCGAAAGTCGCTTGCCCGCGCGTGGAAGGCGGCGAAGGCGGATCGCCTGCTCGCGGACTGGCTTTCCTCGGGCGACGACCTCAACCAGGAGATGCGCCATTCGCTGCCGGTGCTGCGCACCCGCGCCCGCGAATTGGAGCAGAACAGCAACGCAGCACGCCGGTTCCTGCAACTGGTCGAGACGCACATCGTCGGCCCGCAGGGCTTCGGCCTGCAGATCAAGGGCAAGTTGCGCAACGGCAAGCCCGACGAAAAGCGCAACCGGCAGATTCACGACGCCTGGTGGGACTGGATGCGTCCCGGCGTCGGCGAGGTTACCGGGCGGCTTTCCGGACCTGCGTGGCAGCGGCTGTTCGCGCGCACTGTGGCCCGCGACGGCGAGGCGCTGCTGCGGCTGCACGACCACGCGCCGACCGCCGACAACCCGTATGGCTTCAGTGTCGAGCTGCTGAACCCGGAGCGCCTCGAGCACCAGTATTTCGACCAGCGCCCGAACGGCAACCACGTCATCCTTGGCGTCGAGATCGACCGCCGCGGGCGCCCGGTGGCCTACTACCTTCGCCGCGACAAGGTGGTCGCCTATCCAACCGGCGAGAACCTGGAGCGCGTGCCCGCCGAGGACCTGATTCACTTCTTCGTTGCCGACCGTCCCGAGCAGGTGCGTGGCGTGACGTGGATGGCGAGCGCGATGCTCACCATGCACATGCTGGACGCCTACCAGGACGCCGCCGTCACCGCCGCTCGTTGGGGCGCGTCGAAGATGGGCTTCTTCACCAACCCCGAAGGCAGCCCGGCGCCCGGCGCGAACGCGAAGGAAGACGGCGAGTTCATCACCGAGGTCGAGCCGGGCGTGCTGGAAGTGCTGCCCGAGGGGTGGAATTTCAACCAGTTCGATCCGAAGTACCCACACGAAGCCTACAACGACTTCGTGAAAGTGATGAACCGCGACGGCGCGATGGGCCTCGGCGTGTCCTACCACGGGCTGACCGGCGACCTCAGCGAGGCCAATTATGGTTCGATGCGCGGCGGTGCGCTGGAAGAGCGCGAGGGCTGGATGGTCAAGCAGGACGCGATGGCCGACACCGTGCTGTCCCGCGTCTACACGCGCTGGCTGAATGCCGCCGCGCTGCACGGCGCGCTGGGCCTGGCTATGCCGCAGGACGAGATCGTCGGGCGCTATTCGGCGCACTTGTGGCAAGGACGCCGCTGGCCGTGGGTCGATCCCAAGAAGGACATCGAGACCGCAATCCTGGCGATCCGCGCCAAGTTGCGCAGCCCGCAGATGGTTGCGGCCGAGCTGGGTGTGGACATCGAGGACGTGCTCGATCAACTCGTGGATTTCAACGACATGCTGCGAGCCAAAGGCCTGCAGATGGAAACGCCCAGCACGGGAGGTGTAAATGACCCACCGGAAGATTGAAAGCGGCCTGCTGCAGCGCACCTTTGCGCTGGACACCCGTGACGTGGACACCGAAAGCCGCAGCGTCAAGTTGGCATTTTCCAGCGAGACGCGCGATGTCGAACGCTGGTTCGGGTATCCGGCGACACGTCAGCGTGGGCTACCGCGTCCACAAAATGATTCTCGAAAGCCGGTCCGACGACGGCGACGAGGTGTACCGGGTGACCGACTGGGAACCCTACGAGATCAGCCTGGTTAGTGTTCCGGCTGATCCTAGCGTCGGAATCGGCCGTACCGCCGGTGAAACCTTCTCCATTCAAGTCGAAGAGGACAACAGCATGACCAAACAAGCTGAGCAGTCCGGCGCGCCCGAGGAAACCCGTGCGGCCGAAACAGTGAACGTCGAAGCGATCCAGAGCGAAGTGCGCGAGCGCGAAATCGCGCGCATGAAGGAACTGGACAGCATCGGCCAGCGGTTCGCGCGCTTTGGTGGCGTCGAACTGGCCCGCAAGCACATCGCCGAGGGCAAGACCGCCGAGGATCTGCGTGCCGCGATCCTGGAGCGCCTGCCGAAGGGCGAGGATGTCGGCAGCGCCAAGCCGGCCGCCAAGCTCGACCTGACCACCAAGGAGGTGAAGCGGTATTCGCTGATGAGGGCGATTCGCGCTGCCGACAAGATGGACTGGAAGGGCGCTGAGTTCGAACTGGAGTGCTCGCAGCAGATCGCCGACGAATTGGGGCGCGAAGCGCGAGGCTTTTTCGTGCCGCTGGACGTGCAACAGCGTTCCTCGTCCGATTTCACGATGAGCAAGACGACCACCGACGAACTGGTCGGCACCGATCACCTCGCGGGATCGTTCATCGAGTACCTGCGCCCGAACGCGGTGGTGATGCGCCTCGGCGCGACCATGATGACCGGCCTGGTCGGCGACGTGGACATTCCCGCGCAGAGCGGCACCGCGACTTTCTACTGGCTGGACGACGATGACGACGTGACCGACAGCCAGGTTGACATGCGCACCGTGTCGCTGTCGCCGAAGACCGTGGCCGGCAGCGTCCCGATGTCCCGCCGCCTACTCAAGCAGTCCGCGCCGAGCGTCGAGATGCTGATCCAGCGCGATCTGGCCATCGGCGCCGCGCTGGCCATTGACCTCGCTGCAATCCAGGGGTCCGGGTCCAACAACCAGCCGCGCGGCATCGTCAACGTGAGCGGGGTCAACACCCAGTCCGTCGCGGCCACCTCCGGCGTGCCGACCTGGGCGGAACTGGTGGGCTTCGAATCCGAGGTTGCCAGCGACAACGCATTGATGGGCAGCCTGGCCTATGTCACCACCTCGCCTATCGTCGGCGGCCTCAAGACCACCAGCAAGGATGCCGGCTCCGGCCTGTTTTTGATGGAAGGCGGTCAGGCGAACGGGTATCCGGTTGCGGTGCGCAACGGGATCACCGCCAAGCGCATCGTGTTCGGTAATTGGTCCGACGTGATGATCGGCATGTGGGGCGTGCTGGATGTGATGCCCGACCGTGCCGCCAAGGCTGCTTCCGGCGGTCTGGTGCTGCGGGTGTTCCAGGATATCGACGTGGCCGTGCGTCACGCCGAGTCGTTCTCCATTAACGCCTGATGAGGACGGCCCGCCTTCGGGCGGGCCACACCCAAGCGCATGAAGATCGAAATGAAAGAAAACGTGGTGGTTGGTGGTTGGCCTGGTCTCAGGGGTCAGGTGCTCACCGCTGGCCGCGAGATTTCCGAATCCGACGCGCATCTCGCCATTCGGCGCGGATGGGCGGAGGAACTGGGCGAAAAAAAGCCCGAAGCCCCGCGCAAGGCCGCGGGATCGAAAAGAAGTGGCCGGGGTACGAAGTCGTCATCCTTGCCAGCGGGCCCAGCCTGACGGCTGCGGATGTGGAAACCGTGCGCCAGTGGCGCAAAGCATCGGAGAGGAGGCGCGTGATGGTCACGAACACCACGTATCAAGCCGCACCCTGGGCCGATGTGCTCGTGTTCCACGACAAGAAGTGGTGGAAGAAATGGCGCCGCGACGTTCAGGCAAAGTTCGGCGGCCAGAAGATCAGCCGCTCCGCCGTCTACGACAAGGGCGTCCGCAGCCTGTGTCATGTTCCCGGCTACGGCAACTCGGGCGG